GGTTTATGCGCCACGCACGATTTAATACTACCAGTTAGTCACACTTGAGTACACTCTATTGACTCTACTCAATTCTGACGTCTGTTAGTATCATTGATTAAATAAGGCATAAGTGCTCATAGCACATTAGTTTTGTTTTGTCTCTAATTAAAAGACAATTCACTCGAGGAGACGTCCCGCTCCCCGTTTTATTTCAACCATTGACTCGACATCAATTGGTGGACATTCTCTATCCTCCGCCGTAAGTAGCTTCTGCCACGCGCTATATTTTCAACACTTGTGGTTTCATGGAAGTAGTTTAAAACGTACCTAGACGGCCTACATGCCATGAAAAGCGTATCCGGAACGCCAAGCCCGGACAAGTCCCTGATATATAGATGCACTGCAATATAAGCCTGTAGGAGGACCCATATATTATGGATGTGAGGACAAAAGTGTGTGCAGGTGTTATTCGACAGACTTCAGTTGACGACTTGGCTATGTTTACCCAACATGATTCTGGCTATATTAGGACTGATTATCAAATGTCTCCAGCTTTTAAGGTCGGTGCCAGGAGGTACCCGTCACATGTTCCTTATTATAGAAATGCCCAATTGAATGAAATGGTTAATCAATTTTATGATAGGTTTCTGCCTTTTGTGCGTAAACAGCGAAAACGTAAAGCTCGTCCCAAGGTTGCTAAAAGTGTGGTTGTTCCAATGCTTAAGCCACACCCAAGCTGCCACTGGGAGGAATTGCCCCGCGAACCCGTATGTGAAGTTAGATATGAAATATGTTCCTCGTGTAATGTGCAAGATAGATGTTTTAATTCGGTCGATTGGTTGCGCCCCCAGGATATTTTATGTAATAGGTGTATTCTTGTTAAATGTGATAGTGAGGATTACCCATATGATTTTCCAACAACTGTAGATAATGTTATACCAGGTACCCAGTTGAAATATACTGGTTACTGTGACGTGTTTAGATGTAATGATTGTGATATGTTGGTGGGAGCCTGGATCGAAGGAGATAATCCTATTTCTATTCATGGTATGGCCTCACCCAATTGCGCACAGAGTGGATGTTGTGAGGAAGTTAAAATGGAAGTAGATTATAGCGATCCCATGTCAGTGCTGTATGCTGGAATACGCAATAATATGGTGCCTCCAGTTAATTTTGAATATGAGTGTGAAGAAGATAAAATTATTTGTACCATAATTTGTAATGATATTAGAATAGCTGCAATAGGTGATTCATATTATGAGGCGCAATTAAACTCCGTTAAGAATTTCTTATCTGTTTGTGATAGTTTTGTTTTCCCAGAAGTACATATGTTTGCATTATCAACTATTCCCCAACGTTCAAGTGAGTCTCTAGAGATGGCTAATGCCACTATGAGTAATATAAACAATGTAGTAGATAAGCATGATGTTCGTTTGTCTCAAATTCAAGATAATGTTGAGGCAAAGATTAGCGATATTTCCCGACAAGTCAATGGCATGTTACCTAAAGTAGATAGAATGTTGCCAAAGGCTGATAAGGCTTTGGATGATGTATCCTCCACTTTAGCATCTTTTAAAAGTGTGTTAGATAAGATTTATGCTTGGTTGCCCTCTACCAATCCTGATATTATTGCTTTAGTTAAGGATATTTTTGTTTCATTGTTCTTTGCTATAATTACTCGATCTCTTACACCCTTAATCCAAGGAATTTCAAGTTATGCTCTTCGCTGTAATATTTTTGCTGATCATTTAACTGCATTGTCATCTTGGCTGATGACATTGAAATTTGATATGCCTGCTTCTATTTTGCCGGAAACGCAGGGTTTCTTTGAAGATATGTCTCAATATGTGCCTGATACGGATAATATTAAACGCCAGGCTGCGAGTATGTATGAATCCATGGGGACTGGGTTATGTGTTGCTATATCTGGTATTTTTTCTTTTGTAGCCATAATGTGCTTCGGTATAACTGATTTGTCTGCTGCTTCGTTTAATAGTTTACTCAACCAGTCTTCTTTGGTAGGTCGTGCTTTGGTGGGAATGCGCAGTTTTAAGGATGTATTTTTTGGTATTTGGGATTATGTAGATAATAAAGTTTGTGAATGTCTGTATGGTCAGGATCGTAAAAGTTTGGATTTAACTAAGAACTATCCCCACTTGACGTCATTGTTTGCTATTTTTAAATATTTTCATGATACTGTTGATGCTTCTGTTTTGATTGGTTGTAATCGTTCGGCATGCGAACTGTTAGTTAAGGCTGATAATATGTACCAAGGTTATTTAGATAAGTCCTTGACTTTGGGTCATCGGGAAATTGCTGCTAGGTTGAAAGAGACTCGAATGTCAGTAAAGAGTTTAATTGAAAGCGCGCATGTATATTTGACGTGTGGAGATGGAAGTCGTATTCCGCCCATTGTAGTTTATATGTATGGTGAAGCTGGATGTGGGAAAACTGAATTATCAAGTGCTTTACAAAATCAATTTGCTGCTAGTTATTTCCCGAATGTACCCCAAAAAGATCTTGTTTATTCTAGAAAAGCAGAGAATGAGTACTGGGATGGAGTTAAGAAATCTCACAAAATAATAACGTATGATGATGTACTTCAGATAATAGACTCTCCACAGAAACCCAATCCTGAATTATTTGAATTTATTAGATTAAATAACAGTGATCCCTATCAAGTGCATATGTCTAGTGTGAAGGATAAGGCAAGTACATTCATTTCCCCTAGTTTTGTGTTTGCAACATCGAATGTAGATCCTAGTTCGTATGAACCTCGTTCAATTCATAGTGCCGATGCATTCCGCCGCAGATTAGATATACAAGTGCGAGTGGATGTGGCTGATAAATTTGCACGCCATGTACCTAGTGCAACCGCTCAGCGTAAGGTGCCAGATGAAAGTAAGATTTGGCTACATCAAAATCCAGGTAAGACAATTCAACAGATGAAAGAGAGTATTGCAAATGGGACTTTTAAAGTTAACAATGAAAAAGAAGTGTATGAATTGCATGTGACCACAACATTGGCAGGAGTAACAACTAGCACTGTATGTAATTATGATCAATTGGTGAACATCATAGAAAAAGCAAGGACACTTCGAGTAGCCGCCCATAGTGATAAGGAAGAAACACCCCATCCTGAATTGCCGAGTGAGTTAAATGAGTATTCTAATATTTTTCCCTCTACACAGGGATCAGCCAATATGTGCTTTTCAACTGATTGGTTAGGACAATTTTCCAATTTGGGTGATGCTTTGAATTATTTGAATGAGGTGTTTAGTCCACGGTTCGTTAATAGAAAAGATTATCCTTCATGTGCTTTTATTGAAGCTAGTGTAGTGGATTATTTGATGCACAAGAAATTCAGTGGTAACTTTGATGAAGATTTTGAGTTTGCAAAATTAGTTGCTGATATAACTGACAGTGAATTTGAGAATAGTGTTGTAATATTTAAGAATGGGCAATGTGATAAGGGAGTATGGGATTCCGTGAGTAAAGTAGCTGAAAATTTGGTTAGTCAATGTAAAAATGCGTGGACGAGGGTGTATGATTTTCTGAAAGAAAATTGGGTTGCCATTTCCGCAGTTATTGGTACAGCTATGGTTATTAGTGGAGCTTCCGCCGCTTATTTGTGTGCTACAAATTGTAAAGTTAAAACATTATTGTCAGAAGGTGGATCGTTGATGCAATTAGTTGGTGCTCGTTCATGTTTGCTTGGATGTGATTTGTGTAAACGTATTAAGAAAGGAGATTTAAATTTGCGAGTGCGTAATAGGTCAGATGGAACTATAACGTTTGTTCCTAGTGATGTGAGGCGAGTGGCACGACTTATAGTAGCTTCCGCCGATGCTTGTAAGATCCCGGTGCATCCCACCTTTGCTCTTTCTATTTGTGAGGAAACATTTACAATTCAGAATGAAACAGATGATTTGTTTTCAATATTGGACTGTCCCAAGGTAGAATCTCATCAAAATTTGAAACCTAAAGGTGTCATTGTAGAGTCTCACCAAGATATAAAGTCTAAACAAATTATGGTGGAGTCCCATCAGGACATAAAGCCCAAAACGGTAATAGTAGAGTCCCATCAGGAACAGAAACCCAGAGCTATAACAGTGGAATCTCATCAAGATATTAAATCAAGATTGGCGACAGTAGAATCTCATCAGGAAATGAAAGCCAAGTTACCCGCGGTGGAATCACATCAAGATGCAAAACTTAAGGTGGCAGTAGTTGAAGGTAATGGGTTTGACTTTGAAATAAATTGGAGTGATTTGTGTACAGAAGCTTCGTGTGATAATAACGCTCAAGATGTTAGTTCTAAGATTATGTCAAAGAATTTTGTGAGATTATATAAACCTAATAGCAACTATTATACTCATGGTTTATTTGTGTGTGGCCGTATGTTGTTGATGCCTAAACATTTATTCGATTGTTTAAATGGTAGTGTGGATATAGTAAGTATTGGTGATAGTGGTAAAGTGAGAGTTCCAGTTGCTATTAAATCCAGTAAACATGTCACGCGAGGAGATATTGAAGTTGATATAGTTATATGTGAATTAGGTGCGTCTATTTCTGCTCGTAAGGATATTATTTCGTATTTCCCCCGCAAAAATGAGTTGTCTAGTTTGAGTGGTCTTATGGCGAATGGTGAAATGAGAGTATTCACTACAGTAAATTTCAATAAGGATAATTTTCTAATCCCTAAAGATTCATCCGCCACATTTACAAAAGTTGTTGATCATGTGGAATCCCGGTCACCAGATGGATCGTCTTATTACATTAGGCAAGGTTTTGAGGCAAAAGGTAATTCTGTTCATGGTGATTGTTGTGCCCCTTATATTATTTTTAATCCTTCTTCTCGTGCTAAAATTGTAGGTTTACATTGTGCCGGATTTGCTCAAACTTCTCGTGTGTTTGCTCAAATGATTACTCAGGAAGATATAGCTAGCGCCATGCCAACAACTCATGCTGGACGAGTTTCTACGGAATTTCCTAATACTCGATTGGCTGAATCCCCTCTTCCAAATTCTATATATGTAGGTTCAGTTAAAGCTGCCCCTAACCCCACCAAATCGGAAATTATACAGAGTCCCATTCATGGTTGTTTTCCAGTTAAGACGGCCCCAGCAAGTTTGTACTCCCCTGATGAAAATTTAATGGTTAAAAATGCTTTAAAAGTCACTAAGAATGTCGTGTTGCTTGAGGAAGAGTTACTTGATGTGTGTGTGCATGATGTAAAACGTTTATTGAATGCTCCAGGTGTATGTGATGTTGAGAAACGAATTCTGTCTCATGCAGAATCAATAACGGGATTGGAAGGACGGCAGTATATGAATTCTCTAAATCGCAGTACTTCAGCAGGTTTCCCATATAGCCAAAGGAAGAAACCTGGTAAGCCAGGAAAGCAAACATGGTTAGGGGATAGTGATTTTATAGTAGATAATCCTGATTTGGAAATGCATGTAGATAAGATCATAGAAAAAGCTCGTCACGGTGTGGTTGATGTTGAATTAGGAGTTTTTGCCGCTACTTTGAAAGATGAACGACGTCCAATAGAAAAAGTGAGAGCCAATAAAACACGGGTATTTGCAGCATCAAATCAAGGTTTGGCTCTAGCAATTCGACGATATTATTTAGCGTTTATGGAACATGTGATGCAAAACAGAATTGATAATGAAATTGGCTTAGGTGTGAATGTGTATTCGTATGATTGGACGCGAATTGTGAATAAGTTACGTAGGGTAGGGGATAAAGTGATTGCTGGTGATTTTTCTAATTTCGATGGTTCCTTAAATTCCCAAATTTTATCTCGAGTATCTGAAATAGTTACGGATTGGTATGATGATGATGAGGAAAATGGTTTAATTAGACATGTCTTATTGGAATACTTATTTAACGCTTCATGGCTGCTTAATGGTAAAATTTTTCAATTAAATCACTCTCAACCCTCAGGTAATCCTTTAACTACTCTTATTAATTGTTTGTATAATATGATTATATTTAGATATGTTTATTTGCTTGCTCAGAGGGAAAATGGATTTCCATTATCTCTTTCAGGTTTCTGTGCGAATGTTGCTAGTGTGTTTTATGGTGATGATTCACTATGCTGCGTGTCAAATAAAGTGTGTGAATGGTTTAATCAACATGTGATTACTAGATTGATGGCAATTACGGGCCACGATTATACTGATGAGACTAAGAGCGGTTCTCCACCTCCTTACCGGTCTTTGTCTGAGGTAACCTTTCTCAAGCGTGGGTTTGTGTTGCGTGATTCCTTTTGGATAGCGCCTCTATCAAAAGATACAATAGAGGACATGTGCATGTGGAGTAGGAAAAACATAGAACCTCAAGAAGCTCTGCTACAAACGTCTCGCATTGCTTCATTTGAGGCTTCACTACACGGCGATGTATACTTGTCTAAATTTGCTCAAACTATTAAGCGGGCATGTAGGCAAGTAGGCTTTAAGGAAGCTTGTTTGCACCCATTTGAGTGCAAGAACTTCCTTTTGGCACAGCAAGGACGCGGAGGGGCTCACGATAGTGAATTCCTTGGTCTACTGCTGGATATGTCTTTGTAAGTACATAGAACTTACAGTTTTATCTCACTGACGACAGCTCCTAACGTATGCTCGTAACGCCTTGCTGCGGAAACAATGCATGTGCTGTGGTTTGCGAGTGGTCAAGCTAGCGATGGAAAGATATTTATGTGAATGCCGGGCATTCGCATTCATTTCTCATTGACGACAGCTCCTATCGTACGCTCCTAACGCCTTGCTGCGGAAACAATGCATGTGCTGTGGTGTGCGTGTGGTCAAGCTAGCGATGAGAATAAATATTCTGACTATTTTTAGTCAATACCCCTGAACTCTACATACTGGATACCCATCTAAACTAACTACGCTCCAGACGACTAAATTTAGTAAGGCTTATGTAGAGTGGTTTGTTATTTAACGTGCGTGTACCCTAGGCAGCCCCAAAAACACGCGTCAGGAGACAGTCTCAGTCACTTTGGGCAGAGTTGGCAGCCACGCTTGCGTGGTGAGACTTATCTATTGCCTGCTATTTCTAATGACTCTAATAATGATAGTTCTTCTTCTTCTGCTGGTCTTCTACCTGAGAGTTCAGTTACGAATTCTGAGGGTAGGACAATGTTAATGAACGACATTCCTAATGTCGATCAAAACGCTGTCCTATCAAAGAACGTAACGGACAATCTTTTTGAAGTCCAAGATCAAGCTCTGATCGAATCTTTATCTCGTGATGTGTTGCTAGCAACGGGGTCTTGGACATCTACTGACCCGGAGATTGCTCCCACTATGGATGCATCTCAATTGACTAAAGATTTTAATCAGCCTTTTCTTAAAGAAATTATTCTTCCCGACGATATTGTTAGCAAATCCGCTTTTATAGCTGCAAAACTTGCAAATGTTGCCTTTATGCGCAGTGACTATGAAATCACTGTTCGTGTTCAGGCAACTCCATTTTTGCAGGGGGCTTTGTGGCTTTGGAATAAGATGAATTCACAACAGACTTCAGTGTTGCGCCGTACTTTGACTGAACATTTGCGCTCAATAACCTCTTTTCCAGGTATTGAGATGAATCTTCAGTCAGAGTCTCGTGCCATCACTCTATCTGTTCCTTTTACTAGTGAATTTCAGGTGTATAATCCACGCAATACAAATGGCCTTAACTCTATAAGGTTGTCTGTGTTGAGTAAGCTTCAAGGTATTGAAGATGTGGAAAAAGCCTCTTATTCTATTTATGGCCGACTTAAAAATATTAAACTCTATGGCCATGCTCCTTCCGAAACGTCGTCATCGTATCCTTCCACTCAGGGTGGTACTGATGAGGACTCTTCTTCTCAGGGTATTGTTTCTAGGGTTGCCGATACGGTTGGCACTATTGCCAATACCGTTGAGGGACTCGGTGTTCCTGTTCTTTCTTCTATAGCTAAACCTGTTTCGTGGGTTTCGGGTGTAGTTAGGAACGTTGCTTCTATGTTTGGTTTTTCTAAAGATCGTGACATGACTAAAGTCACAGCCTATGAAAATCTACCTGCCAAAGGTTTTACCCATGGTGTTGGATTTGATTATGGCGTACCCCTTTCTCTTCTTCCTAATAATGCCATCGATCCTACCATTGCAGTTTCTGAGGGTTTGGATGAAATGGCTATTGAATATTTGGCACAGCGACCCTATGTGCTTCAACGTTATACTATTAAAGGTGGTGATAGCCCTGACGCCACCAAGACAGTCATTGCAGATATACCTATTAGCCCTGTGAACTATTCTCTTTACGGTTCACTAGTTAATGGTTATCGCACTCTCTTTGCCGCTCCTTCTAGTCTAGCGGTTGCTACTGCCAATTGGTGGCGAGGTATGATTAATTTGAATCTTCGCTTCGCCAAGACACAGTATCATCAGTGCAGGTTACTAGTTCAGTACTTGCCTTATGGTTCTGGTGTTCAACCAATTGAGAATGTGTTGTCTCAAATCGTTGATGTGTCTGCTGTCGACGATAAGGGGATAGACATTTCCTTTCCTTCTGTTTATCCCAATAAGTGGATGAGGAGTTACGATCCTGCCCTTAGTGGGTACACTGCTGGCTGCGCGCCAGGCAGAATCGTTATCTCCGTTTTAAATCCACTTATTTCAGCACCTACTGTAGCTTCAGACATCGTAATGTACCCGTGGGTTTCATGGAAAAATTTGCAGGTGGCGGAACCTGGCACGCTTGCTAAAGCTGCTATAGGTTTCGATTATCCTGTCGATGTTCCATCAGATCCTATCTTCTCCGTGGCAACAGCGCCGCCATCGGGAACTTTATTTACACTTCTTCAAGACACAACGGTCTCATTGGCTAGTTCTAATGAGTTATATAGATTGGACTTTCGAAATTCTACAACAGGTACTTTATATACTCTTGCTTTTACTGGGTTATCTAGCGAATTGGGTTATTGTGACGAAATTAAATTACCCCAAGGTGAGTATACCGTCACTTATGACGATGGTACTCCACCGACTTTAATTACAAATTATCCTATAATTTCTGCCCCTATTGGACCTTCGTATTCTGCGCATGATTTCGTTTCGGGTGACACTTTTACTATTAGTGACGATACTCTTATTACGTGTGCCTCAGCACAAGCTAATAATGATTTTTCTGTATCTTTAGTTAAAAATTCTGAAGAAACCAAGATATTGGACTATTCATCAGTTGGTTTCACTTCTCCAGTTCCTCAACCTTTTGAGGCTGGAACTTATAAGGTATCTTTGAATGGCGTTGGTCGAGTTACCTTGATATCTAATATCCCCTTGGTTGATTTTCCACGTCCATTAACTCATGCGGGAGAAGATATCACCCCTACTTGGTTTACCAAGTTTATGCGTGCTATTTGTCGCGTTCTGCGTAAGCACGTTTTAAAGAGTCCATTATGTATTTATCCAGAAGTACAGGCCGGACTCGATTATTCGGAACCAGATTCCTCTTCTTTACTGACTACTATGGGTGAGCAATACTCTTCTCTACGTATGCTCTCCCGTAGATCTAGTCCAGTTGACATAGTGCGTGGTGCTTCTGTTACTTTACCCGGTATCAGTTTTGGTACAGATAATTCGTTACGTCAGAGTTTAGTTAATGTTATTTCTTATATGTACCGATTTACACATGGTAGTATTTCTTATAAAATTATTCCAAAAGATAAGGGAGATCTTTTTGTGACAACTGTTAGCCCAGATGTTGTAGAAAGCAATCCTAATGCGTATCAATTTGATACCAATCGCGCTATGCATTTTATTAATACTTCGTTGAACCCAGTTGCCCAGGTCACTCTGCCTTTTTATAGTCCTGCAGAGAACTTGGTACTGGATTCTCGCTCTTTTCCTCAGTTGAGTGATCTTGTCATTGGCAATTTGGATAGATCTGAAAATGAGTATTTCGTTCTAGCCAGTGCTGGCGATGATCATACCTTTTCTCAACTGGCTGGGTGTCCCGCGTTTACATATGGGCCATCCCGAGTTTAAGTCTCCTATTTGGAGCACACCCACTGGGTGTTTGACCCGCCGTGAGGCGCGTGGTTTGAGTTACTACAAAGTTTGTCGTTTGTAGTGCATATTACTCTACAGTTTTCCTAACCACGCGTTGCGTGGCAGGTTTTTAATCTGGCGAGTATATGCCTAACCACTCAGGTCATTGTGACATTAGTGATCCGGCTAATACTGGCATACCAGGCGCTATAGATGACCTCTATAGCGGCGGATTCCTAAAAAAAAAAA